AAAATCGTTACTTTGCAGACCAAATTAGATTTCTACAGAAATTAATAATAAACAATAATAAAAAAATAACATAGAAATGTATACGCTTTTAGTAATACTCATCGTTATTGCAGCTATCTTGATGATTGGTGTAGTTCTAATTCAAGAATCTAAGGGCGGAGGGTTATCATCAAACTTCTCCTCTTCTAATGCCATTATGGGTGTTCGCAAAACTACCGACTTTGTTGAAAAACTCACTTGGGGTTGCGCTATCTTTATGGTTGTGCTCAGTGTAATATCAACTCGTATTGCACCACAAGCAACAACAGACCAAAGTGTAATCGAAAAAGCAACAAAAGACGACGGAGCAACAAACCCAAATAACCTACCTAATTTTGGCGCAAGTCAACAAAAACAAGCAGCTCCTGCAGCACAAGGACAGCCAACAAAAGCTCCTGCAGCTCCTGCAAAATAATGAATAATAATAAAAAGTGCGAATTTTATTTGCATAAAACAAATAAAGTTCGTAACTTTGCAATCGCTTTTTTAAAGCAATAATATATGGTGGACGTAGTTCAGTTGGTTAGAGCGTCAGATTGTGGTTCTGAATGTCGTGGGTTCGAGTCCCACCTTCCACCCCATAAAAAACAAGCGGAAATCCAATAAATAAAAGGATTTTCGCTTTTTTTTATACACTAATTCTACAATATAAGAATATTACAAGTAGTATATATTCCTCACAAGTAATAACAAAAACATTTAGCAGACTTTTAGCAGATATGGCAACTTTCAAACCAACTATATTTAAAAACCGAATGCGAAGCGATAAAACGTGGAGTGTACACATTCGGTTTACTCACACTAATAAAACAAGATACATTCCTACCACGATGTATATCACTAAAAAGGACATAACGGCTTCATTCAAGATAAAAAATGCAAATATACTCGATAGGTGCAATGATATAATAAAAGAATATAGGAATAGATTAAGCGAATTAAGCCTTGAATTTAACGACATAGACATCGATACCATCGTTTCCTATATCCGACAAAAGAAAGAAAATAAAGGGGTATCATTCACGGAATTTGCAGCAAAATGGATTGAGAAATCAACCATTAAAGGGATAAAGAACTATAAAACGGCTCTGAATGCTTTGTGTTCCTTTGTAGGGCGTGATAGTATCCTCTGTGAGGAAATTAACGTTAAGACAATGAAAGCCTTTGAGAACGCATTAAAAGACCGCCCAAGAGCACAATCTTTATATCCTAATTGTATCAAAACTATATTCAACGCTGCAAGGGAGTATTATAATGATGAAGATAATGATATTATCCGAATTAAGCACTCCTTAGACAAATATAAACCAGTAGAGCAGAATATAGCTGAAAAACGAGCATTAGACGTAGAAACAATACGGAGAATATTCGCCCTACCCTATGACAATATCAAGGTAAAAGGAAAGTCCAGCCGTCATGATTTAGCATTAGATTGTTTTCGTCTTTCATTCTGCCTTATGGGAATGAACTCTGCTGACCTCTTTAATGCCACCGAAATCGATGGGAATACAATAGTATATGACCGTATGAAAACAAAAGATAGGCGGAGAGATAAGGCTGAAATACAAGTGGAAATAACAGATTATATCAAACCGCTAATTGAGAAATACAAGGGTAAAGAGCGTGTATTTAACTTCTATGAGAGGTTTGCAACTATGGAGAGTTTCAACCGTGCGATAAACATCGGACTAAAGGATATAGGTAAAGAAATTGGCATTGAGCGTCTACAATTCTATGCTGCCAGGCATTCTATGGCTACGATTGCATATAATTGCGTTCATGTACCCAAATACATAGTAGATGAAATGCTAAATCATGTGAATGGAAGTCTTAGGATGGTAGATGTTTATGTCAAGCGAGATTTTACCCAAATAAATGAGGCTAATACTAAATTGTTAGAATTTATATTTGCGTAATTCGTTGATATTTTGTATATTTGTAGAGGAATCGGATAGATGTGGAGTAGCTACCCATTGAAAGAGTTAAACCGAGTTGCTTTTCCGATTCTTCTTTATAATTCGGTATTTTTAAACTTGGACAGTAATGGAAGAAAAATGGAAAGATGTATTAGGATACAAAGGGTTATATATGGTTAGCAATTTAGGGCGTGTAAAACATTTACCACGCATTTCCAGAGGTGGATTTGGAAGTAGATATATCGGTGAATATTTGCTAAAGCCTAAATTAGAAAGCAATGGATATTTAAGAGTGGGACTTTGTAGAAACTATACAATGAAATATGTATCTGTGCATAGGCTTGTTGCCCAGTCATTTATTCCTAACCCCTACAATTACCCTGTTGTTAATCACAAAAATGAAAACAAACAAGATAATAGAGTAGAAAATTTAGAGTGGTGTACAAGCAAATATAATAGTAACTATGGGACTTCAATAGATAGAAGGAGAAAGGCTCAATCAAAAAAAGTATATCAATACGCGTTAGATGGGGCGTATATAACAGAATTCCAATCTGCAACTGAAGCAGCAAAAGATGTCGGTGGAACAAGAAGCGGTATATCATTCGCCTGTGAAGGGAAAATAAGATATGCTTATAATTTTATGTGGTCGTACAGGAAAAAGAAAGAAATGAAAATGCGCGCCCATTTGGGACACCGTAAAATTATAAGGATAAACCCAAAAGATAATACAGAGGTGGTGTTCGGTTCTATTAGAGATGGAGCAAGAAGCGTTAATGGATGTGATGCAAGTGTAAGAAAAGCGTGTAACGGTGTTTACAAAGTGTCTTATGGATATATTTGGAAATATATATAGGCTATATATGTAAAACTTTTAGATTACGTTCTAAAAGCATAACAACACACTGAACAACACACTGAACAACACACTAAACACCTTTGTAATTGTCTTTATATTAGATTTTTACAAAGGTGAAAAATTAAAAGCAACACACTGAACAACACACTAAACAACACACTAAATTTGGCTTTTATTATTTTATTCCTCGAATTGTTACGTAATAGTTATTCCCTGAAGCGTATTTTTTGTATTATTTTTGTAGAAAAGCTAAAATGGAAAATATAATAGAAACAATCAAGAGGATAGAAAAGGCACGCACGACTCTCCGTCAAGCCATAGTAGATAATGAGATTGCCACATCTCCTAAATTGAAAGACTTAAATCTCATTCCAAAGATTTACAAAGTATTCGAGGAATTAAAGGGCAAAGAAATAAAGGTAAACGACCGCAAAGAGTTTATCTTTGTTGTCATCTACCTTTACTCCCCTAATAAATTCTTTGGTGGCAAGATGCCGCAAGGCTTAAGACGTGCCATTACCAAAGCTACCAAAGTAACCTGCGCAAGCGTTATATCAGCGACTTGTACAGAGTTAATGGTACTTTACACCACCTATTCAGATTTTCGTCAAGGCGTGGACGAACTAATCCTAAAGGTCAATAAAATACTAGAGTAGTCCTTCCTTTTCGGACTTTTCTCTTACAGCATCATTAATGAATCTGTTTCTATTCTCCTGTTTATCAAGAATAGGTATTAAATCTTTGTCAGCCTTATAATTATATGCTTTGCCAGTAATCGCAGGTCGCCCTGCACCTATTCTCTTTCCTCCGCTTTTACCTTTTGCTCCTGCCATATTTATCTCTTTATAATCCATTCAGCTGCTTTTCGCAAGCTGTCGGCAAGTTCTTTTTTTATTCACATTATCCATTATCTCTAATCTCCACTTTGGAGATTTGCGACGATACAAATACATCTTTGTGTCGTCCTCACTATATTCTATGCCGTACGGAATATTAAAACACTTTGAACTGTGATATTTTACCGCCCACTCGCCTAACTTTCGCATTACCTTTGCAAGTTCGTTAGCTGTTAGCTGGGTATCGTCTAACATAGTAACCTTTTGTGTGCTATTAAAAGCACCATCTTCAAACGTAACCACAATTTTGTTTGTGGTATCTGTAAGCACCCACTTGTTAGGGTGGGTACTCTTTTGTATAATATATTTATTCATTGTTTATATTTTACAAATAAATCTCTTACATTCGCTAATCTCCTTACGTAAAAATATACCGCTAACGCCTTACTCTTTTTATTTGTTTTGTTGCATTGACAATTAACACAACGCAAAGCATTGGTATTGAGTACTGCGCCTAATACAAGATATTTTTTACAAGCTTTCTTTATTTTTCTCGGCAATCTCATATTGTTTTTTTGTTTAAAACTTCTATTTCTTTTGCCCGTTATGCCGATAGCACAGCATTTATTGTTATTATTCCACGACTACTTTATAAAAGTAATCGTTACTACCTGCATCTTCATAGTAGGCAGTAATGACTACTCTAAAAATACCTTCTTCGATATCGAAAGAAAAATCTTCTTCGATATCGCTTTCTACTTCTATATCTTCTTTTTCTCGCCCACTATTGTAGGCAAGAAATTCGACTGCCTCATCTGCACCGCTAACGATGCAACAGCCATTCCCCCTCAATTGAGAGATAACCTGTTCTCTCAATTCTTCTTCTGTAGTTGCTGTAATAAATGTTTTGTTGATTAACATAATGTAAATACAGTTGTTACGGTGTGTCTCACCTTTCTTTTATTTGTTTTGTTTGATGTTGCAAAGTTAGGTATATGTTTTTTCAAATGCAAATATTAATCTTTAATTTAACACCTTTTAGTATACCTTATTCAAACGTTAATCTTTTGCTAAAACATCATTTGGTATATACTAATTCAAATAAACATACTATCTTTGCATCGTGATTAAGAAACAAATGATTATGAAGAGAATTAAAGTACAAGACATTAAGCAAATGCAGCTAACAGAAGCGCAGATGCTCGCAGTTGAGTTCATTTTTGAAGATATAAACAAAAATGGTTCATCTGAAAGGCTAAATTACGTCTTGCAATTCAATACTTCTTATATAGAAGAGAAAGAGGCTATTACTAAGTGCCTGAAGCAGTTCGCAATGTCTTTCGCAAAGCACACACACGAACTATCTATAGTATGTGATAACATAGCACAGATATTAGGTACAAGCAGCTACAATGTTGCAAGATGGCTGAAAGGTATGAGAGATAGTTTCGTGATTGCTGACCAATTCGGGCAGAATTATATAGAAATTAAATTATAGTATGGTACAGTTAAGAATGACTTATATCGAAAACACTCTTAGAAAAGAGATGTTTTCAATAGAAAAGAAAATCAGTAAACTGTTAGAAGGTACAGAGTACTGCTGGTTTAGTGAAGAAGATGGGCGATTATGCCGCTTCTTTATGAGTGATTTTGAAGAAGCCATTAAAAATGGCGAAATCAAGAACAAAGAAGTTTTAAAACTCTATGAAAAATGGCTATCTATAGATAACGAGATAGACGAGAGTCGTATGGGTTATAATGCATACGATGTCGTAGACGAGTATGGTAATTATCTGATGCACGCAGATATAGCATTCCCATCAGATGACGATATTCTTCGTCCTAATGACACCATACACCACGTGTGTGGTAAAACCATAATAATAAGCTACTTTCATAATGGTATGATTTGTAGCGTAAGAGAAAGAAAAGATTAAACAACAATCCGCCTATTGTTGTTATACAGGGCGGATTTTTCTTAAATATAATAATGTTAAATCGTATCTTTGTGATACATTAAAAAAGAGAAAAGTCGTATGAAAGTACTTAATTTGATAATTCGCCAAAAGTATTTCGATGCTATCCTTGCAGGCCGTAAAGTGCAAGAATTTCGTGAGGTTCGTCCAACAACAATCAAGAAGCTATTGCAGCTTGATGAAGAAGGGTTTGAAATTGAAGATGCAGACGGCAATGCGCAGCCTATCAAGTATAATGCTATCCAATTCTATGTTGGTTACAACAAAGACAGAGACAGCGCACTTGTTGAGGTCTTAGGCGCACATTGTGAGATATTCGTAGATGAGAATAACGAGCCTATCACTTACGAGCATGGTAGGGATAAAGAGGGCGAGCCACTTGTATGGGTCGCAGAACAAGTGGTGTTTGATTTGGGTAAAGTACTTTCACACAATATAAGAGAAAAGTCGAAGAAAGTGTAATCTCAATAGGTATTAGATTATGGCAAGAAGAGTAAGCAAAAATCGTGTCGGAATTAATCGCGATGTGCGTACCGTATCTGTACGTGGCACAGATGGCAAATTTGCACGAGGCTACAAAGGCAACTACCGCAATTCATCAGAAATGCGTGCCGCAAAGAAAACGGCAAGTAAATTCGGTACGAGAAATCAGCGATACAGAGATGTGAGAGCTGCGTTTGGAATGAGTAACGGTTAGTGTATGAACAAGTTACAAGAAGCACATAACGTAATATGCAGGGTGGCTGAAAAGCAGTCATCTTGCATCGTTATGTGTTCACTTGGTAAGGATTCACTCGTAACTTTGGATTTAGTTTATCCACGCTTTGAAAGAGTTGTATGTGTATTTATGTACTTCGTTAAGGACTTAGACCACATTAATGGTTGGATAAGATGGGTGAAGAAGAAATATCCAAAGGTAGAGTTTATTCAAGTCCCTCATTGGAATTTAACGTATATACTTCGTGGCGGTCTGTATTGCGTTCCTAATCCGAAAGTAAAGCTGCTGAAACTCGCTGACGTGATTAAGGCGGTGAGGTTAAAGACAGGTATTTACTATACGTTCTTAGGTATGAAGAAAGCGGACGGAATGAATAGAAACCTTATGCTCAAAGGCTATGAAGCTAACGAGTATGAGAATAACGGATTGGTCTATCCGCTCGCATCGTGGACGCAGAAAGATGTTAAAGCATATATGCGTATGAAGCGTTTGCCACAACCAGTTTTATACGGCAACAAGGCAAGTAACGGAATTGGCTTTAACATAGACTGCTTTACATGGCTTAACGAACACTATCCGCAGGACTTGCAGAAGATATACAAGGTGTTTCCAATGAGCGAGAGAATTTTATTTGAACAGAATTATAAACAGAATAACAAAGAATAATTATGGCAAGACGCGTTTCAAGAAGAACTTTAGGTTATAATTCATCTATGAGTCCTAACAGTACACAGACAGGGCAATATAGTGGAATTATAAACCGTGCAAGTTCGTTGATAAGGAGGAATGTAGAAAGGCAACAGAGCTATGATAGTTTTATTAGGAATTATAATAGAATTACATCAGCGAGAGATAACATGTTGTCTAATAAAACTCGTTCAAAAGGTGTAGTAGCAGGATAACAAGTAAAAAATTAGAATTATGGCAAGAAAAACTCTTAAACAGATTTACGCACAAGCAGAAAGATTGAGTGAGGCTAATTGGCGAAGAAAGAACACATGGGAAACAAGTGCTTTGAGCCGTAAAGCCAAGCAATCAAGAGACAGGCTTATTGCAAGGGCGGAAAGTCGTGCAGTTCAGCAGCACGGATATGGTGCTGTAGCAGGATAACAACAAACAGAGACAAGTCAGATGGATAACAAATACTTCACATCAGAAATCGTTGAAATTAAACGTTCGCAGATACACCCTGCCGTTTATAACCCACGTAAGATAAGCAAAGAGGGAAAAGCCGCCCTAAAACGTTCAATAAAGAATTTTGGAGTTTTGGGTGGTATCGTCATCAACAGAAGGACAAACAATACTATCATTAGTGGTCATCAAAAAGTAGATATTCTTGATATACTAAATGATTATCCAGAAAAAGACTATGTTTTGAGGGTCGAAGTTGTTGATTATGACGAAAAAAGGGAGAAAGAAGCGAATTGCGCCCTCAACTCACCTAATGTAGGAGGTGAATACGATTACGACAAACTCCGTGAGCTTATTCCCGACATCGACTATAAAGATGCAGGACTGACCGAGCAAGACCTCGATATTATCGGCGTGGATTTCAATTTTCAGACAGAGGAAGAAAATAACATCGTAGGTGAGTTAGGCGACCTTATGGAACCCGTGCAAGAACAGCATCAAGCAGAAGTAGCACAACGGCAAGCCGAGAGAGCGGAAAAGGTTGCTCACATGAAGCAAGTAAAAGAAGAAGTGAAACAAGCCGCTACAAAGGCAGCTGCAAACATGGACGCTTATCTTATGCTATCATTCGACAATTGGGAGGCAAAGGCGGAATTTTGTGAGAAGTTCGGCTTTAACCCCGAAGAGAAGTTCCTCAAAGGTGAAGTTTTTGAGCAGAAAATAGATTCTATTCTGACTGAATAGCCGATGAATAGCGAGGGGATAGATATATACAAAGACAGAAGCTCTGGAAATAAAATCAGGGCGATACTTCTTGACTTTAGGGTGTATGGATATTCCAAACGTAAACCATTTACAATAGGTAAAGTAGAGAAGCGTATGTCAGATTATGCTGAACGGAATGGGATCATACTTGGGTCGAAGTCCATTTATATGAGCGTTAAATCCCTTACCCATTCTGAACGTTTGAGCAAGCAGGCTAAGAAACTCTCTGTTGCTGATTACGAGTTAATAAACTTTCCAAAGTCAAGGAAAAGAATGCGACTATATTTTGACAACAATACAGACCGAAAGAAAAGGAATTTTGTGTATGTGAGCAATAAGTCTAAGTTTATCATTCACCCCAATTATGAAGTGAAACTCAAGAATGGGAAAACGAAAGTTGTAAACTTTATTACGGCACAGAAACTGAATAAAAATGAAAGGTTTGATGGTAGCAGATTTGATAGAATATAAAACTCAGCATGGCGGGGCTATCGACACCCTCATAAGGCTAACGCCTCCTCAGTTCCAAACTATCATGTCTCTACCATGCTGAACTTTACATTGCAAAGGTAAAGAGAATATTCGATAAAAGCAAATTATAATCGTTAAAAGATATGGCAAAACCAAAACACGACTATGATAGTATTGACTTCTACAAGCGTATAGAGCAGCTTGCAATGAATGGATACACGGATAGCGAGATTGCGAATGAACTCAACCTATCCGCAGATGTGTTTGGCTCTATGAAGAACGGTAACTATCAATGTTGGAACGATGAGGAAAACAAGCGCAGAGGGACAGAAATCAATAGGGTCTTAACACATGGACGGACAAGAATTGTAGCCTTACTTCGTGGTACATACATCAAGGGTGCGATTGGTGGGAAGAAGACCAAATCAAGGATAGTTAAGTTCGTACAGGATAAGTGCGAGTGTATGGGAGCAGATAAGAAATGCCCCTATTGCGGTGGTACAGGCTGGGTAACGCTGACGGATAAAGCAGTGGTGCAAGAGTCTGAGATGGAACTACCTCCTAATATGCAGGCTATCGCAACCCTACTCTATCACCACGACCCAACATGGCGTAAGATGGAGAACAAGCAGACCGATGAAGATGCTTTGTACTCCGAGAATGGTATCGACATAGATAAGTGGATGACCGATAACACAAATGAATAGAATAAACCCTCAGCAGATATATGCTCCGTTGTACCATAACAAGGATAAGTTTATCATTCTTGTTACTGGTGGTCGTGGAAGTGGAAAGAGCTTCAATGTTTCCACTTTCATTGAGCGTCTGTTGTTTGAGGTAAAACATCCTACTCCTGCAAAGCGGATAGTTCATCAAATACTCTATACTCGTTACACAATGGTATCGGCTTCTATGTCTGTTATCCCCGAGTTTATGGAGAAGGTGGAGCTTGATGGAAACTCGAAATGGTACACGCACACTAAAACAGATGTAAAGAACCTCCGCAGCGGTGGTGCAGTCATGTTTAGAGGTATCAAGACAAGTTCGGGAAATCAAACGGCAAAGTTGAAATCTATTCACGGCGTTACAACTTTTGTAGTAGACGAGGCAGAGGAGTGGGTATCAGAGAAAGAGTTTGAAACGATAATGCTCTCTATTCGTCAGAAGGGAATACAGAACAGAATTATCATCATTATGAACCCTACGGACAATAACCATTGGGTTTATAAGCGATTTTTAGAAAACACGCATAAGGAAGTGATGTATGATGGTGTTCCCGTCCAGATTAGCACCCACCCGAACGTGTTGCATATACATACGACATATTTGGATAATCTTCCAAATCTTTCTCCCGAGTTCTTGAGAGAAATGGAGGAGTTAAAGAAGAACGACCCAGAGAAGTACGCCCATATCGCTATGGGCAGGTGGGCAGACGTGGCAGAAGGTGCAGTGTTTAAGAAAATCGGAGTTGTTAAGGAGTTCCCTAAATGGTGTAAGAAGGTTGCTATTGGTGATGACTTTGGCTTTACGCACGACCCGAGTGCAGGAATATTATGTGGTATCATTGATAATGATTTATATCTTGATGAAATCTTCTATCGCACGGGTATGTTGTCATCTGATATTGCAAAGGAACTCAAACGATATGGCAGCTTAAAGGTATTCTCCGAGAGTGCAGACCCCCGACTGATACAAGAGATACACAATGCAGGTATAAAGATTTACCCCGTAGATAAGAGTGGTAACTCTATCATAGCAGGAATAGACAAGATGCTATCCTTTGACCATATCTTTGTTACAGAGCGGTCGTATAACCTCCGTACAGAGTTCAGAAAGTATGTATGGGACACGGATAAGGATGGCAACTATATCAACCAACCAATAGACAAATATAACCATGGCATAGATGCGGTTCGCTATTATGTCCTTGGGCAACTATTAGGAAAGATTTTGAAACCAAAGGGCGATATAGCAGCAGCTTTCGCTCGATAAATAGGATAACGATATGTATATAGTTCAGACAAAAGATTTATTCAATTTCCGTGATGTTTTTGCATCAAGCCACCCACGAGTAGCATTTGATTATATGAAGGGATTGGAAAAACATCACGGCAAAATGTTTAGAATTATAAAACAATAGTAGCGTATGGATAACCTTGTTTTACGTACAGGAGAAAATATGGCATGTACTTTCAAAGATGCCGCAGCAAATATGAAAGACTATGCAGTAAATATTAGAAAAGTGTTCCCACCTAATAAGAAAGGATAACAATATGATAAAGACATTAGATGACATCCTCGCACTTGAGGACATTGATAAGAAGATTAGCTACCTTAAGAAGGGCAGGCGCAATCCTCTCCCCGACACATTAACAAACCTTGCTGATTGGGACATGACAAAACACGACATCATGAACCCAGAACTTTACAAGAAGATTAAAGTCCTTGTAAAGATGGAAGAGGATAAGTTTGACCCCGAGAGCAAAAAGACTACACATATCCCTGCACAATACGAAATGAAAGAGCCTAACCGTATTGCACTCCCTATTGAGCAGGATATAGTAAATATCCATACCGCCTTTTGTGTAGGTACAGAACCCACGCTTGACTGTAATCCCGAAGATGACGGAGAAAAGAATGTATTTGAAACCATCAAGCAGGTTTTCAAGAAGAATAAACTGAAATTTCAAAACCGCAAGTTAGTCCGTTCGTGGCTATCAGAGCAGGAAGTAGCGGAGTATTGGTACGTAGTCAAAGATGATGGCTTTTGGGCGCAGCTTAAGCGCAGAATTGCGTCTCTCTTTGGGAATAAAGTACCCGAATATCGGTTAAGGTCGCAAATATGGTCCCCATTTCGTGGTGATACATTATATCCTTTCTTTGATGATAACGGTAACATGATAGCTTTCTCCCGTGAATACAAGAAGAAAGACTTAGACGGCAACGAACACACCGTATTCATGACTATTACCGCAGATAAGGTGTATCAGTGGGAACTTGATAAGATATGGTCGGAGAATGTAGAACGCACGTTTGCGCATCAGTTCCAGAAACTCCCCGTTATGTACGCATTTCGTCCCGAGCCGTTATGCGCAAAGGTTAAGCAGTTACGTGTCCGATTAGAGAAGTGTTTGAGTGGCTATGCTGATTGTATTGATAATCATTTCTTTCCTCTCCTTATGCTCTTTGGTGAGTTGCAACCCGACAATTTGAGCGGTGATGCAAGAAACAGAATGATGCAATTAACGGGGGACGGTGCAAATGCACAATACCTCACATGGAATCAATCCTCCGACCCTATCAAGGTGGAGATAGAAACATACTTTAATCAGATATACGGACTAACGAACACCCCTCGCATATCGTTCGACCAACTCAAAGGCACGGGCAATGCACTTAGCGGTACGGCATTCCGATATGTCTTTATGGCTGCTCACATGGCAGTACAGAACCACGCAGAGGAATTGGGAGAGTTTTTCCAACGAAGAGTTAATTTCCTCACGTCTGCTATTGGCACGCTGAACGCATCGCTTGAAGCTGCAAGTAAGACGGTGAACATCGAAACGGAGATTGTTCCTTTCATGATTGATAGCGAAAGAGATAAGGTCGAAACGGCTGCTGCTGCCGTCAGTGGTGGTGTGTGGTCATTGGAACACGGTGTAAGTTTCTGTTCAAACTATGGCGAGTTGCAAGATGAATTGCAACAAATCAAAGAGGAGAAAAAGGAAACTCAACCAACATCGCAAACGCAAGAATAGCTTCATTATATAACTGTTTATGTATTATTTCAGCCGTCCGTACGTGAGTATAGGCGGCTTTTTCTTACAATCGTTTTATTGTCATTTCTAAGCTACAGAAAAGCACAAATCTCCCTTTCATAATGTGTATCTTTGTTGCAAAAGATTTATTCAGGATAACACTTTATAAAGTATGAACATTTACGAACAAATTTTGGCAGGACTTAAAACCAAATTCCAAGGGGTTGAGGATGCCACCCTTCAGCGTATGGCAAGCAAGAAAGCTGAAGGAGTAACGGACGAGAGCAAGGTAAACTCTATCGTTGAGGGTATCTCCTTTCAAGACGTACTAACAAGCTATGGCGACTATCGGGCTGATGGTGCGCAAAAGACCGCAGTTTCCAACTACGAGAAGAAGCACAACATCAAGGACGGAAAGTCAATCGAGGAACCAAAGCCACAAGACCCACCAACAGACCCTAAGCCTACCCCACAAGTGGCTCCAACGGAACAAGTGCCAGCGTGGGCGCAAAGTCTTATTGATTCTAACAAGACATTGAGCGAGAAGTTAGCTGCAATGGACGCAAAGACAAAGGCGGACGAACGCAACCAACAGATTGCAGCAGTGGCAAAGTCATTCGGTATCCCTGAATATGTCTATAAAGGAAAGCAAATCGCTGATGATGTAGACCTTAATCAGTACTTTACGGACTTGAAACAGGAAATGCAGAATAGCGGTTTTCAGTTCGCAAAGTCTCCCGAAGAGGGGAACCACGAACACAAAAGCGAGATTAGTTCCATTGCTGAACAAATCAACAAGGGAACACAAGAGATTGTAGAACAAAACAAAAAGTAATTTATGGCAGGATTTAAGTACAATTTACCACCAAAGGAGGAGCAGGAAGAGCGTTACGATGTCTCTACCGGTCTTCGTCGTCGTGGCAATTACGTCCTTGATGTCGCAGGATTGGCAGTAGGTAGCTATGTTCCATCATTTACTCCTATTGCAGCCGACCTCAAGGCAAAGACCGCAAAGATTGTGGTTAATGTTCTCGTAAAAGAGAACGTAGCAGCAAGTGCAACTAAAGTGAAAATTGCTAAAGGCTCATTCGTTGTAGTGGGAACTATTCTCGGCAATGGCACTAAGGGCGCAACCATTACCGCAATCGACAAATCAAAGGCAGAGTATGACGAACTCACACTTGATGCCGCTATGGGCGCATTGAAGACAGAAGATGTGTTGTTTGAGGCAAAGGCAGCAGATGGCAAAGAGTCTAAGAATGTTGCGAACTCCGCACTTTATGAAGTTCATAAGGTTGCAGACGGCATTAACTCCGTTGCACTCTTACAGAGAGCGTTTGAGATTGAACCTGAGAAGTTGGTAACTCCTTTCTCACAGAAGGACAAGGCTAACCTCCCTCATTTCCAGTTTAACGAGTAAAAGAAAGGGCATATTATGACATTGACTATTCAATCATTATTTAACGAGCCTGCTATTGTAGGTGCAGTTATTAATCGTGTCCTTCAAACAAGAACGGACGCTATTTATTGGCAGGAGTTCCTTGACTGGCGTAAGACCACAACACGGGTATTCAAGGACTATATCGGTTCTG